GTACTTAGAGAGTCTAAAGAAAGACCAGGAGTATACGAAGTTGAGGGTGTTATGCAAAGAGCAGTTGCGGAAAATCAAAACGGTAGGACTTATTCAAAAGCTATATTAGAAAGAGAAGCTTCTAAATACGTAAAAGAATTCGTAGAGAGAGGTAATGCATTTGGAGAACTGGATCATCCTGAATCTCCTGTTGTCTCTCTAAAGAACGCCTCTCACATAGTAAAAGAGTTATATTGGAAAGGAAACGACCTTATGGGTAAGGTAGAACTGCTTAATACCCCTGCAGGTAATATAGTTAAAGAAATTATTAAAGCAGGACATACAATTGGTATTTCATCTAGAGGAACAGGCTCAGTACAACAAACAAATGAAGGTCAGTTAGAAGTACAACCTGACTTTGAATTAGTATGTTGGGACTTTGTATCTAATCCATCTACACACGGTGCTTTTATGAACCCTGTAGCTTTACAGGAAAGCAAATTAAAAGAAAACAAATTTGCTAAACTCGACAATATACTTAACGATATTTTAAGAGCTTAATAGGTTTTTAGAAATAGTATATATTTATATAAGAATATACAGTCACTTATACTGTATTAAAAACTTATAACTAACTTCACATTACGATTTCAATAATCGTACGAAACCACAAATTATTTTTATAATGAGTAAAGATTTATTTAAGCAAGCAATTGCTGAAGCAAAATCTGTAAGAGAAGCTGCTATTGCCAACGCTAAGGAAGCATTAGAAGAGTCTTTGACACCTCATCTTAAAGACATGTTAGCTGCTAAACTTCAAGAAATGGAAGAAACTAGTATTGAAGAAGCTCCAAAGAAAGACGAAAAAGAAATGGAAGAAGCAAAACATGACGATAAAAAAGATGAAACTATCGAAGAAGCTCCTAAAGACGACCACAAAGACGAAGGTTTAAAAGAAGTAGGAATTACAGGAGAAGCTGAACACGAAGAGGAAGCAGAGGATGATTCAGAAGAATCTGAAGACGAAGCTCCTATGGAAGAACCAGCTGATGACATGCCAGACGGAGATGAAGATATTTCTAAACTATCTATTGACCAGTTCAAAGATATAGTAAGAGATATTATCGCTCAAGAAGGAGGTCAAGGCGAAGAACTTCCAGCTGATGACATGGATGGTGGAGATATCGAAGCTATGGGCGATGAGCCTGCAATGGATGATATGGACGCTATGGATGCACCAGATGAAGAAGAAATCGACTTAGATGAGCTTTTAAGAGAATTAGAAGCAGGAACTTCAGAAGAAGTTGAAGAAGCTAAGCACGATGACAAAGACGAAAACGTTGAAGAGGCAAAAGATGACCACAAAGACGAAGGTAAGAAAGACAAGAAAATGGAAGAAGCTTCTAAAAAAGACGAAGATCTTAAAGAAGCTTTAGAAACTATCAATATTTTAAAGAAAGACCTTAATGAGGTAAATCTTTTAAATTCTAAATTACTTTACGTTAACAAGATCTTTAAGTCAAACGACCTTTCTGAAAGTCAAAAAGTTAACATTATCGCTGCTTTTGATAAAGCTGAGAGCGTAAAAGAAGTTAAACTTGTATTTGAAACTGTTTCTGATAGTGTAGTAGGTAAAAAAGAATCTACTAAATCTATTAAAGAATCAAAAACTAAATTAGGTATGGCAAGCAAAGCTACTGGAATTACTGCAAGTAAGCCAGAAGTAATCGCTGAAGTATCTGATACAGTTAGAAGAATGCAAATGTTAGCCGGTATTATTAAACAATAAACATTAAAAAAACCAATTAAAATGGAACTAAACCAATTATTAGAGGGTTCTAATTCTTACAAGAATTTACAAGAAGACTCTGCAAAACTTGCTGAAAAGTGGGCTCAATCTGGTTTGCTAGAAGGTATTGAAGATAAAAAAGTCATGAATAACATGGCAATGATTCTTGAAAACCAAGCAAAACAAGTAGTCTCTGAAGCAAACACAACTAACGTAGGTGGAGGATCTTTCTCTGCAGGCGCTGGTGAACAATGGGCTGGTGTTGTCTTACCATTAGTAAGAAAAGTATTCGCTCAAATCGTATCACAAGATTTCGTATCTGTACAACCAATGAATTTACCATCAGGACTTGTATTCTATCTAGACTTTAAATATGGAGACTCTAGAAATGGAAGAGCTGCTGGAGACAATTTATACGGTAACGTAACAGAAGGAGCTACTAAAATGGCTGCTGATACTGACCCATCAGGCGGTATGTACGGAGCTGGACAGTTTGGATATACTATCAACAGTTCATCTAAAGCTATGTCTGCTGTAGCAACTGGATCTGCTAATTCTGCTTCTATAGCATACGAAGATGGAGTTCAACCTTCAGATTTCTATACTGTAGTAGCTGCTTTAAGCGGATTAAATGCTGACCTTAAAGGTGTAAGAGCATTTAGAATTTTATCTGGATCTACAGACGTAACAAGACCTAAGTATACTTCTGTATCAGGAACTAACGTAACATTCGTTATTGCTAAAGCTGATACTGTAGTAGAAACTGCATTTAACGGATCTGTTATTTATCATAAACAACCAGTTGATAACGATAGAGGAGACTTTGAAGCTGACTCAGGAAGAGCAGTAGATACATCTATCTCTATTCCATCTATTGATGTTAAACTATCTAGTGAAGCAATTGTAGCTAAAACTAGAAAGTTAAAAGCACAATGGACACCTGAATTCTCTCAAGACTTAAATGCTTACCATAGTATTGACGCTGAAGCTGAATTAACATCTTTATTATCTGAGTACATCTCAATGGAGATTGACCTAGAAATTTTAGATATGTTAATCCAAGACGCTAACACTACTGATAAGTGGTCAGCTAAATCTAACAAAAACTGGGACGGATCTAAATTCGTAACTAGTGCTGCTGGATCAGGAGGATTCTATAATACTCAAGGACAATGGTTCCAAACTTTAGGAACTAAAATCCAAAAAGTATCTAACAAAATTCACCAAAAAACATTAAGAGGTGGTGCAAACTTCCTTGTATGTTCTCCAAACATTGCAACAATCTTAGAATCTATTCCAGGATATGCTGCTTCAACTGACGGAGATCAGGCTGAATTTAACATGGGAGTACAGAGAGTCGGTAGCTTTGCTAACAGATTCAAAGTATATAAAAACCCTTATATGTTAGAAAACATTATCCTAATGGGATATAGAGGTTCACAATTCCTAGAAACAGGAGCTGTATATGCACCTTATGTACCATTAATGATGACTCCTCTAGTATATGACCCAGAGACTTTTACTCCAAGAAAAGGTCTTATGACAAGATATGCTAAGAAGATGATCAGACCAGAATTCTACGGTAAAATCTTTGTATCAGATCACAATCTAATCTAAGATTCTACTTTTATAGAATATTTTTAAGAGAAGGGGGCGTAAGCCCTCTTTTTTTATTGCTATTTATAAAAGAAAACGTAATAGTATGGCAAATGTACAAGTAACTATTTTAGAGAATCTCACTCTAGATGGAAATAATAAAAACAATGTCTACAGCAAAACATATTCCGGTGTAAATTATTTAGACCACAGGACTCTTTTAGCTCCTTCGGGATCTAAGACTAGGATATTTTCTTACAATGGTGCAGTAGATAGAGGAACTTTCATTACTGGTTCTATAGTTTATGGAAGAATTAGTAACTTAAATGACGATTATAGTGTAAATCTTGAAATATCAAGCTCAAAAGAAAATTTTCATCAGAAAATAAAACCAGGTGGAAGTTTCATGATTACCTCTAATGAAATGACAGGAAGCTATACTGCGAATATTAATTATGATAATATAAAAGATATATTAGTTGAACCTTTATCAGGTTCTACTAAAATCGAATATTATATAACAACCTCTTAACTTATGGCTAATATAGTAACTTACGGCGGCTCTAGTACGTTTGTAGCCGGGCAAACACCATTCGGATTTTATGATACAGATAGTGAGTTTAAAACCGACGCTGATAAAGTAGCATTTTTTTGTGCTACTAAATTAGGATTTCCTTTAATGGATGTCGAACTACAATCAGGGTCTTTTTATGCTTGTTTTGAAGAATCTATTACAACATACGGTAATGAAGTGTATTCTTCTATAATAAAACAAAATTTTCTTAATCTACAAGGAACTAAGCAATCTGAAGTACAAAATAACACTTTAATTAAACCTAATCTTAACGAACAGATAAGATATAGTCAACAATATGGAACTGAAGCTGAAGTAGGTGGTGATATAACTAAATACTCAGGAAATTTAGATCTTATTAGTAATCAACAGGATTATGATCTCAATAAATGGGCAATAGATAATAATATAGAAGGAGGAATTGAAATAAGACGTATATTTTACGAAGCACCACCAGCTATAGTAAGGTATTTTGATCCTTATGCAGGAACCGGTACTGGTGTACAGTCATTAATGGACGCTTTTGACTTTGGAGCATACAGTCCAGGTGTTAACTTCTTACTAATGCCTGCTTCTTACGATATGTTAAAAACTCAAGCTATAGAATTTAATGATCAAATAAGAAGATCAGCTTATACGTTTGAAATGATGAATAATCAATTAACTTTATTTCCTATTCCTCAAAAAGCAGGTAAACTAAGGTTTGAATACTTTAAAATCGTAGATAAACTTTCTTCTACTGATTCTAATGCTACAATTAATACTAGCGATGAAGCTTGCTGCGGTGAAAATCCTGTAACTAATATATTTAATGCTAATTTTAAGAATCCCGTATATACTGATATTAACTCAGTTGGTAGAGATTGGATATATAGGTATGCTGCAGCCTTAGCTAAAGAAATGCTAGCATATGTACGTGGAAAGTATCAAACAGTACCAGTACCAGGTTCAGAAGCTACTTTAAACCAAGCAGAACTACTTACTGATGCAAGAACTGAAAAGGCTTCTTTATTAGAACAGCTAAGAACATTGTTAGAAGGTACTTCTAGAGTAGAACAAATGGAGCAACAGGTTAGAGAGATGGAAGCTAATGCTAAAATGGTGACTGGAGTACCAATGAAACTATATATCGGATAATGAAACTATTAAACATACTTAGCGAGGTAGAATTCAGAACATATACAGCTATGGTACAGGTTTTATATAAAGACGGTACTGATTCTAACAAAGCTGCAGAGATGATTAGAGCTTTACCAGGAGTAACAACAGTAACTATAGCTTCTAAGCAAGGAGAAAATAAAGAAACGTTAAAAATAAAGATAATATCACAGAAAGAGTCATTAGAAGCATATAAAGCTTTAAAAGACAATGCAGTTAACAAGTATCCTAATATAATAGATATCAAAATAGGTGAACAAACAATAGAAGAGAAGTAATGTTATTCGGAAGTAATAGAGATTTTAACTTATTGGTAAATATTAACAGAGAACTACTCAAGGATATAGTAGAACAAGAGATATTGTACTATAAATTTAGTATTAAAGATACTGAAGTTAATATATACGGGGAAGGACTAGTAAAATCCTTCTTAGAACCGTTAAAACTTAATTGTCTTATTACTAGAGGGGACCAAGTAGTAGCAGTAGATGATTTCGGCCCGGATCTTACTAGAGACGTACAATTTGCTCTTCTTAGACGTGATTTAGAAGATATAAACGTAGTACCTGAGGTAGGTGATATATTAAATTGGCAAGAAGACTATTATGTTGTCGATAACGTAAGGGAGAACCAATTGTTCATGGGGAGAGACAAGAGCTACAACCTAACCGACTACGGTAGTCAATTTGGTACATCAGTATCATTGATTTTAGAGACTCATATGACCAGAAGAGAGCAGACTGGTATAACATTTGCTCAGAATAAAGAATATTAATTATTATGAAAATAAAAGACATACTTAAAGAAGAAGAAAAGGATTGGAAACAGGATAGTTCCGATTTTAAGACTAAACAGACTGCTTTTGACCCTGTAACAGGAAGATACAGCTGGGATGTAAAATATACACCATTAGTATCTCTTGCTGAAAACATAGAAGAGGCATATGAGGACTTTAAAGAGGTTACTCGTAAGTATCCACAGGATCAAAAATTAGAACAGCTATTTAAGGTATTTACTAGTTTTAAAAGAGCGTATAAAATGCATATAAACAGAAAGTATGCCAAATAATAAACCTTTACCTAAAACTCAATCTCAGATATCCCAGGATTCTATTAATCCTTTTCAGGGCGGACCTGCTAGTGGCAGTAAACAACCCATTGCGGACCTTAAAAAAAGGGAATTACAAAGATCTGTAAAAGATGATAAAACAAAAAGGTTTAGTTTAGGGTTAAAAGATATAGATGGTGCAATATTTTATTACTTTAACAATGTAATTAAGCCATTTGTACTTCAAAACGGTGCACAAAAAGATGTTCCCGTACTGTACGGTTCACCTGAACGTTGGCATGCAGTACAAAAAGAAGGGTTTTACAGAGATAAAAACGGTAAGATACAGTTACCGTTAATAATGATTAAGAGAGACAGTGTAGAAAAGAATAGACAGTTAGCAAATAAGCTAGATGCTAATTTACCTACACAGTTTGGAGTATTTGAAAAGAAATGGAGTAAGAAAAACCAGTACGATAGGTTCTCTTTACTTAATAATAGATCTATATTAAAAGAATATCAAGGTGTAGTTATGCCTGACTATGTAAATGTAGTTTATTCTTGTGTAATCTTTACACAGTATATAGAACAGATGAATAAATTAGTAGAAAGTATCAATTATGCTTCTGATGCTTATTGGGGCGACCCAGAAAAGTTTAGATTTAGAGCTATGATTGATAGTTATGCTACTACGACTGAGTTATCACAAGGGAGTGATAGAGTAGTCAAGACAGATTTTAGTATTAACCTTTTAGGACACTTAGTACCTGATGGTATAAATGCTTTACAACAAGGATCTATGAAATTCTTTAATAAAGCTGCAGTATTATTTGGAACAGAAGTAGTAAAAGATATAAATGACATATAAATGGCTAGATATTCTAATACGAGAGTAAATTCGAGAACTGTAAGGTTTTACGATAGAGCATCTGCTACTAGATTAACAGTACAAAATATAGCTGAAGCAATGACAGCAGAACAAAAAACCTTTACCACACTTAATAATGCTTTTACTAGCAATAATACTACTGTTTCTGTATCAGATCCAGTGGTAACCTTTGAAGATATCTCATTTGCAACTGTACCTGAAGGGTTTCCTGCTATAGAAAAAGATGATTTTACAGTATTTGTAAATGGAATAGCTGCTGAAATAGATGCAATAGATTCAATTGCTGACAATGGAAGTAACGTAGTTATAACTTTTAATAATAGTTTAAATTTTGACTTAGAAGCTGACGATGAATTTATGATAACTGGTAAATTGGTTAACTAATGGCATTAATTAAGTGGAAACAAATAAGTGGGCAACTTGGAAATTACGGAAATCTTACCGGATCACTTAATATATCCGGAGGCCTTTCTATAAATGGAGAAGATGTAGGAGCAACAGCAACTACTGCATCTCATGCTTTATTTGCCGTTTCTGCTTCGTATGCTATATCAGCTTCAGTTGAAATATTAACAGAAGTTTCCTCTTCACATGCTGAAATAGCTGATTCAGCCTCTTTTATAGCAGATTCTTTTATATCAGCCTCTGGAGTAAGAGCTGGATTTAGTTCTACTACTTTTAACGGTAATAGAATAATATCACAACAGCATTTACCGGGATTCTTTACTTCTTCATTCAATCCAGGCACTTCTGGTAGTATGGCTGACTTTTTAGAGAAAGTATTTTATCCAAACGATGCTCCTCAGTTTACTTCTGCTGCAAATGTAAATATAGCTGAATTTTTAGTATCTGGATCTACTATTCATACTTTAACTGCTAATGATAATCAAGGTCAAGCACTAACTTTTGCTACTCAAGATTCTTATACTGCAGGTTTTGTAAATGTAGCTACAAATGGAGTAGTAACTTTACTTACTTCATCAATAGTTGAACTATTTAACACTACAAATCGTGGAGATGGAACAAACGCACATCAAATACCCGTAAAAGTAACTGATACTTTTGATGCTATAACTAATCAAAATTTATTTATAGATGTAACTGCTAACTCAGCACCTGTATTTAGACAGACTTCTGCTGGAGGTACTATAATAACATCTTTTACAGCTAGTAGAAATGAGAATACATCTACAGGTGAAGTTGCAAAAATATACTTTACTGATACTAATTCAGATACTATTACTATTAGATCAAGCTCAGTACAAGGAGGACATTTTACTATAACTAAATCTTCTAATTATGTAAGTATTGCTCAAGCAACTGCTTCTTTAGATTTTGAAACAACTTCTTCCTATAGTTTCTCTATTTCAGCCTCAGATGAACATTTTGAAGCAGGCCAGGATACAGATTCTATAACTAAATTACCTATTACTATAAGTGTAACAGATAATGTTCACCCAACTATAAACAATCAAACTTTAACTGCAATTAATGAGTCTAGTTCAGCAGGAACAGTAGTGGATAACATAGCTGCTTCTGATTCTGAAAGCGATACTATTACGTTTTTCAACTTCGCTTTAAGTAAATTAGAGCTAGACAATTCTAACGTACCTACTGGTAGTTATGAAGGTACTTCTCAACTATCTGACCCGCATGAAAACCCATTCCAAATGAACTCATCGGGTCAGGTAACTAGGAAAAACGGAATACATTTAAATTCAGATTTAATTAATGAGTATCAATACTCAGTTCAAGTAAGAGATAGTTTTAACACAGCATCTAATACAGCTACTGTGACTATCCCTATAACGGATGATACAGCTCCTACTATTAGTGGAGTAAATGCCTTTTATATAATAGAATCAGCAGTATCTGGAGCAGCTATATTCGATAACTCAAACGGATTTTCAGGAACTAAAGCACAATTTACAGCTAATGAACCTGTAACGTTTACAGTCAACCCAACCTCTAATTTTGTAGTTGATAGTTCTGGTAATTTAACTATAAACAGAAATATATCAGGTTCAAGTGATGGAGGAGGAGATAATCTATCAGGACAAATCACAGCTTCTAATAATTTTGCTACAACCGCCGCTACAACTTTTACAGTTAATATTACTGATAATGTAGGACCATCTGTCAGCACAGCAGCAAATAGCAACTTCTTTAATACTAACGGTGCAAGAAGTGGTAATTACTTATACCAGTACACTTTTTCTGATACAGAAAGTGATAATATAAATACTAGCTCTCTTTCTTTTACGTCTAATGCTTTACTATCAGCATCATTTGTTAGTAATACAGTATTGAGAGCATTTCTGACCGGAAGTTTATCTTCAGGCACTTACCAATATACCGGTTCAATTCAAGACGACAAAGGCTTTGCAACTACAACTTTCAAAAATAGCTTTACTATAACTCAAGCTCCTATTGGTAGTTTAACTACTAACGGTACGTTTAGGGTAATAGAATCAGCAACTAGTGGGAGTAATGTAGTAACTAATTTAAACGGTAGAACAGGAACTCAGGGTGATTTAGGAGTAACATATTCTCCAACATTAAACTCTGCAGCAGTACAATCTTTTACTTCTTCAAATGCAGCTATAACTGTTGCAACTAATGGTAATTTAACTATAGGGGTAAATTTAAGCGGCTCAGCTACAAGTTCCGGTGATACTATATCAGCAGCTATAACGTATAGAGATCAATATGATAACATAGGTTCAGGAAGTATATCAGTAGCTGTAAGGCCTAACTCAGCTCCAGCAGCAAGTTTTAGCTATGTAAATAATGCTCTAACTTGTTCTGTGAATGCAGGTACTACATTAGCTAACATTTCAATTACAGATGATGAAAGCGATACTCCTTTCTCAATGTCAATGACCGGTAATGTAACTAATTTAAAACTAGTACCTCAAAATGCAAACTCATCTTCTTATCAATTACAAAATATAGGAGCTCTAGTAACAGGTTCTGACTTTAACTATACTGCTTCTGTATTTGATAATTTTGATGAAACAAGATCATATAACCAAACTTTCAATGTAAGAGATAAATTAGGTAAGACATATATGTATGGGTGGAAAAATACTTCACCCAGTAACCAGTCTACTTTTCTAGCAGCAGCAACTGGGAATAGCTCAGGCAGTCCAATAACATCTGGTTCTCTTATTGCTATGCTACAAAGCGGAAGTTTAGGTTCAAGTTCATTTACTCCTGCTACAGTACCTCTTAAAGTAAGTTTATTTAAAACCGGTTCTCTAGTTAATCTATCAGGTAGTGCAGGTATAAGCTCTGTAGGACAAATAGACTTTTCTCAAACTGGTTCTATATTAATGGTAGTATTTCCATCTCAATCATTAGTAGCAGATAAACCAGCACAAATGTATGATGGATCTCTACCAACCGGAGTAGATGAAGTAAAACAGTATTATTTATATCAAGATAATGCTACCGGATTAGACGGAGTATCTAATTCTGGTGTAATTTATTTTGATACAGAAAATTTTGTAGAAGGAAATAAAAGATGGGGAATGATATTTCAAGAAGGGTATAACTCAAGTGCAGCTACTTACTATTTAATAGCTGACGAACAAACATATAGTAGTTAATAGATGGCAATAACAGCAGGAGATATTTATGTAAGGTCGGGTAACCAAGGAGCGTTTACTCAAGTTACTTATGTTCAAGGAGGATGGATTACCGTCGCTTCTGGCTCTAGTATGACTGCCTTAGATCCAACTAGACTATCAGATGGACAAGTAGTATACGTAAGATCAGAAGATCAAACTTATGTCTGTAACTTTTTCGAAGCTTTTGTAACACCTGGATATAACGGATTTTCTAACTCAGCATCATTTGCTGAATTTAATTTCCCATCAACAGCTGGAGCAGGAGCTGATATTACATCAGTAGTAGCAGGATCAGGACTAAGCGGAGGAGCAACATCTGGATCAGCAACATTAAATTTAGATACTGGGTCAGTACAGTTCATGTCTGGTTCATTAGATTTAGCAGTCTTTAAACAAACTGGTTCATATTTTTCTACTACTAATACATTACATATTACTGGCGGCCTTTCATTAAATGCTTCGGAATCTGGAGACGTATTATCTGTATTTAGTGCATCGGTAAAAACAATTAGTATTAATCAACAAGGTGTACTTCAATTAGTAAGTCAATCAAGTACACCCACACCTGTAGCAGGTGGATTATATTTAGATACAAATTATGATCTATATATAGGTCAGGAATAATAGTTTTAACATATTTATATAAGAATAACAAACATTAACAAATTACATTATGGCAAGTTGGAAAAAAGTCATCGTATCCGGATCAAATATATCCGCACTTAAGAACGATGCAAATTATATTTCTACAACAGGCGCTAATATTGTTTCATCCTCCGCACAAATAGCAGCAGATATATCTGGCTCTGGTAATGTAAGGTTTGAAGCATTAAACACCGCAACTGGAAGTATAAACACAAGAATAGAAAGTTTAAATACAAAAACAGGCTCTCTACAAACAGAAATAGATGCTTTAGAAGCAGTTGATTTTACAGCCGGAACCGGTCTTACCGGTGGAGGCACATTAGCTTCTAACAGAACATTTAACGTAGCATCTGCTAACAATGGTATTGTAGCTAATGCTGATAATATAGAACTAGCTGTTGCATCAAGTACCTTTACTGGGGGAGTAAAAGACAAATTGAATGCAGAAGGAGTACTTTCATCTTCAGCACAGATAGATGGAGCTTTCCTTAATACAACAGGAGATAACGTTTTATCTGCTTCAGCTCAAATAGCAGTTGATATATCTGGATCATTCGTTTCTGCAAGTAATGCTATAGTAAATCAAAGATCTTTAATTGACTTTACAGCAGGAACTGGTTTAACTGGCGGTGGTTCTATAGCAAGTGACAGAACATTTAACGTGGCATCTGCTAACAACGGAATAGTAGCTAATGCTAATGATATAGAATTAGATGTTAATTCAAGTACTTTTACTGGAGGAGTAGATGCTAGAATAAATTCAAATAATTCAATATCAGCTTCAGTTCTTAGTTCACCTAATCAAGGTACAGCAAGATTAGCAACTAACGGTGTTGATAATGACGTTGATTTAGGATTACAGACAGGAGATAGCCCTACATTTGTTGGACTAACTTTAACAGGTGACTTAGAAGTACGAGGTACTACTACAACTATTAATTCTACCACAGTAGATATAGGAGACAATATAGTAGCATTGAATGGTTCTGGAGCTGCATTAGGAGGTTTACATGTCAATGATGCTAACGGACCTAAATCAGGATCTATACTATGGGATGGAACAAATAACAAATGGGTTGCTGGACCTTCTGGATCAGAGGTAACAGTAGCATTATTAGAAGGACAGGGATTAGTTTCTGGTTCGGCTGCACAAGTAAGAACATTTATAAATGTAGAAGATGGAGCAGATGTAACAGATACAACTAATGTAACTGCCGCTGGAGCTTTGATGGATTCAGAGTTAGCAGAGATTGCTACAGTAAAAGCTTTAACTGCAGCTGGAATATCTGGTTCTTTTGTATCGGCTAGTAACGCATTAGGAAGTAGAATAGATAACGTATCAAGTACAATTACTTTATCAGCAGATTCTGGGACTAATGATACATACACTACAGGTGAAACTTTAACATTTGAAGGAGACAATTCAATCACTACTACAGTAAGTGATAATAAAATCGCAATAAGTATAGCAAATGGCGTAGTTTCTGGATCAGCACAATTAGCAGCTGATATATCAGGATCAGGAAATGTTAGATTTGAAGCTTTAAATACTAAGACAGGATCTTTACAAACAGAGATAGACGCTTTAGAAGCTGTAGACTTTACAGCAGGAACAGGTCTAACAGGTGGAGGTACCTTAGCATCAAATAGAACATT